CTTGTTGTACCAACCGCAGCCGTTCCCGTTGGGGAGGTGTCAAGTGTTAACTGACCTGCCGTTAATCCATGCTCACCTAAATTCACATCACCCGTTGCACCGCTATAAGGAACACCTCCTCCATCTAATGCCCAATAAGTATCGTAATTGGTATTGCTTAACTTCTTTAACACCTGACCCGTAGTGCCACCAGTAGGAACACCAACACCCGCAGGACCTGCTGCATTGCTTACGTTTACCGTTATGTCTTCACTGCTTTCTGTTACAATGACTAAATCATTCTGAACATTTACATCAATACTCATCTCTTATGGTTTTGTAACATCATCATAAACAATAAAATCACCCTCTAAGTAAGTCTTAACAACACCACTTGTAAAGGTAACCTGCATATCCCAAACGTAATTACCCTTGGCAATATCTACCAACTTGTTCACTGTGATTTGGTTATTACTTCCTCCCCCGATAGTCACACCGCTTCCATTAGTCAAAGTCAATGCAAGAGTACCTGCACATCCTTTGCGGACTTGAATGTAAACAGTTGCACCTGATAAGTTGATTGGTGTAGTATCTGCAAGAAGAGTAAACACTTGCTGCCAAGTGTCATTCCTCCACATTTGTATATCAAGTTTCCCTGGTCTGAAATCTGATGCCATTTTCTTTTTCTTTAAATAGTATTAAGAAGGATATGTGTAGTCTGTTGGAACTTCACACCTATTCTGTAAGTAAGGTAAATCAAGAGCAATGGTCGCACTAACTCCTGCAAGATATTCAGGTGTGTCCTCCGTAAAGAAGTCAAGTGTTACCGCATCTTGAAGAACAAAGTCATAGTTATTGTAATGCAACTGAGCAATGATATCTTGAGCAGTCAGTAACTGGTCAGATAATACCTCTTGCTCATTTGATTGCTCAGGAAGTACCCTATCACAGAAAAACAAGGTAAAGTTGATAGTTGAACTCTTTCCATTAATGGAAGCACCCGTTAAATCAAAGAATAAAGCAGGGTAGACATTGTCTGTACCCTTGCTCAAGAAATCAAAAGCGTTTCCGTAGAATGTTGTCTTGATTTGTTGATGGGCATTTCCCAAGTCCTCTATTGTCTTTATCAGATTGTTTAGGGTTGTCATTTTTTATTTTTTCAAGATACACACGCAGTTTCTCTTGGTTCTTTTTAGTGTATGTTTTATTCGCCACAACAACGATTTATATCTCCTTGATACTTTTCTTCAAATGTTTTATACCTTCCGCAGTCATAATCCCCCAACCATATTGTAGTAGTGTAGGCATCATTGTCGGGAACGATGGTATCAACACCAGTGCCAGGGTTTATGTACTCAGGATATTTCCCACTCGCTTGAGATTCTTGCTTTAAATACTTGATTAACCTTTGTTTGTAGAACTCTGCCCTTGCTCCGTACCTATTCGCTACATCTGCCAACTCTGATGCACTCGGTTCAGTTTGATTATCTCCTGACTTCCTTACTACTCCTTTGTTGTAGAATTGGTAAGACAATGCCATTGGCAGTTCACTCATAACATAGTAAACAAGGCAAGGTGTTATGTAGGTGTTCAGCAAAGTTTCTTCATCACAATTCAAGTCACCGCATTCAATTCCCGTTTGCAACTTCTCATAAAGTGCAGTTCCAAGTGCAGGAAGAATATAGGCATCCTGTGCATAAAGGATATCAGGAAAAACCAATTTAGGGTCTACATTAACGTGAAGACCTGTTCTGTCCTTTATCGTATCAACTGAGATAAAAAGTATATTTCTGCTCATTATTTTTTCTTTTTAACTACTACGTTCCTTCTCCATTCGTGTCTGCAAGAGGGAGAATCTCCCCACCAACCACCGCCTCTGTCAAAGACTGAATACCCAAGTCTTGCACTTAGCATCTCAATTCCGCTTCTACTCCAAAGCCTTTCCTCTGATATCAACTTTCTGCAAAAGGTCCTTGAAGGATGCTCAGGTGTATCTCTTTGTGAACTTGGTACAATAGGTTTCCACTCGTAGGAATACTTAACCTCAAAGGTGGTAACATCCATATCATCAACCAACTTGCTTAATGGTTTGGTCAGCTTCCTTTCTTCTATCTTTGGGTCATAAGTTACCGCACCCGATTCAACCAAGTAACTCAATCTCCCTTGTACCACTTCCCTGCTTTTCCTTACCGCCTTCGCAATGTCATCAATGCTTATCTTCCTATCCTTGTCAATTAATGCAAGGATTTGCTTATCAAGTGTCTTGTCTATCAAATCACCCTCTGCAAACGCATCCCGACTGCTAAAAACCGCCTTTGATTGTATGATATTGTAATCTGCCTTAGGTTCGCCAACCTCTCTAAATAAGCCTATAACAGTATCCTCATCAAGTGCAGAAAAACTGAAGTCTTCTGTCATTGGGTCATCATCTATGCCAAGCATAGCATTTACCTCATTGTCAGTCATCCCAAGACCCGACTTGAGCATAGTAACTGCAATCTCTTTGGATATCTTACCTTGAGAAAACTGCCTAATCACCCTCATCAAGTGTTGGTATTGTCTACCGCTTAGATTCTTGAGATTATCATTTGTTTCAATCTGTTGCTGATTTGTTGATGGTTGGACCGCTTCAGTTGGTGCATATTTTGCAACATCTATCCCTGCTTTCTCCAATAACCATTCTTTAGGAGCAATCTGCATCAATGCCGATTCACTCAACTCAAATCCGATAGGTTCTACTGGTATGATTGTAATTTCAGAAGTTGCACCTTTTAGGACCGCTAACTGATTGAATATTGATTCAAGGAACTGTTGTTTATCGTTTACATAAGTGTTCTTGAAGATTTCATAAGAATCCCTTATCTGCGTTCTGCTTCCCAACTGACCAGGTTCTGCAATACCGAAAAGACTTGGTGAGGTAATCTGATGACCTGCGAAAAGATTATTCTGTATAATCAAGTCAACCCTTGTGAAGTCCTCCTTAGTGATATCACTTGCACCTAAGTCTTCTATGATTGGTTTCCTTGCAGGGTCAGTGGTAAAGGATAAGATAAACTTTTTACCATCACTACCACTAAACCTATCTGTAAACCTTCTCTCAATGTTTCTCTTCTCATCGGGTGATGGTTCACCATTTGGAAGGGTAATAAGTTTGGATGCACTGAATCCCGTTTGAGCATTGCCAAGAACGTGCCGTGAGACTTCTATATCAGATTCAATATAGTTCAATGCACCCATGTAACCTGGAAGAGCATAAGTGTCCAAACCTGGTCTATACTCTTTTATGTAAAGTATTTGCTTACCTTGACGGACTTTTGTGTTGAATGCCATCATAGGTATTAACTCATCCTTTCTCTCGTTCCAATCCTTCTTGTACCAAAACTGTGTATTATCCGTGTTGGACCTTATTTTAGTATAGTCAATGTGAAGAACATCTGTTAACTGCCCACCTGTAACAGACCAAATCACCTCAAGGTAAGCACCTCCGAATATCTCAATATCAATAGATACTTTCCTTGTCAAATCTGCTAAAGATTCAAACTGATTAGGTTGAGCAATGAACTGCTCTGCTATCGGGTCTGCCTCATCTGCCTTCCATCCGTTTCCGATGATGTAATTAACCTTGCCTTTAACGATAGCATTATGCTTTGCACTCTTGTTGTAAAGTGCTAAAAGATAGTTTGGGTAATCATTCTTTTCACCAAACTCAATATACCCTTTCCCCCTCTTTTCTCTATATTCAGGTTGCCTTGCTTCTTGGAAGTTTAATATTACTAAATCATTCATCTTGTTATATATGTATTGTCAACCTCGTGTTGTGTGTACTCAAATGTGGTTGATGGTGACAGTTTCATTATCCCTTCTTCAAGTAATCCCGTTGCTTGGGTATAGTCTACATTATAAGCACTTGATTGCTCATAGACATAATACAACCACTCTCCAATGTTACCCAATCCAAAGTATTTTGGTACTTTAATACTAAACTTGTTGTACCTATCCTTGAAAGGTGATACATCAAGAGCATTCAGCAAAACAAAAACAACCTCATCCCGTGTGGTCCTATTGACAAAACGGAAAAGATAATTAGGTGAAGTCAGTGTCTGCTTCTCCGTTAATGTTAGGTAAATGAACTCAGTTGCCCCTTGTGTCAGTTGTATCATTATGTCTAAATAGGTAATCCTTTGACTTTTACCCAAAAAGAAAGGGCATCCGAAATGGACACCCTTACTTCATTCTAAACCTTCATATTTACGCGGTTAATCCCGCAATTATCGCACTTGAAACTTCAGGAGCAAGTGCAGGTTCATTGCCTGTGAAGGTCAATGTGTAACCATTCCTATCTCCGAAAGCAGTACCAGTTGCACCATTACCACCAGTTAAATCAGCACCGTTTACCTTACCAAGCAACCAATATTTATCGTTACCATCCTGAACTACTGCAAGGAGATTGTTTTTTGCAAGAAGCAAAATCTCATTTCTTGTGTTCGCTTGTAGTTTATTGAGGATGATTGATAATTCTTGAGCATAGAATACAGTGCCATTCTCAACAGAGGCAGTGATATTCTCAGTAAGTGAAGAGGTTTGCTTTACAAGTTGATACTTATAAAAAACCTTTCCTGCTGATTTTGTAATAGTAGTAACAACACCTGATGCTTCTGTAATTGCAGTAACATCAGCGAATGGAATGAACCAAACCGCTTTGATGCCACCTATGGATTCTTTACAATCCAAAACATATCCTTGAGTTAAAGCACACGGCATAATTATAAAATTTAAAGTGAAGGCAAGGGATGGATGCCACCCCTCACCATCAATGATTATTTAAACAAAGAATTTAACTACCTCATCTGGAAATGCCAGGTTGATTCCCATTTTGAATTCCGATACAAACCTTACTTGGTCTGCTTCTTTAGCGTAGAAGATTTCAAATCTTTCCTCTTCGTTCAAAAGGTCAGTTCCGATGAACAAGTTAGAAATCCTTGTTGCTACGATGTCATTAGTTCCGTTAAGACCTTGTACTGCGATTACACGCACGTTTGTACCTGGGAGGAAGAATTGACCGTTAGCAGCCTCATCGTATTTGTAATGGAACAAGTTAGAAGACTTCAACTTCACAGTGTAAGTTCTAAAAGTGTCCATACCGCAGAAGATTGCCATGTCATCCTTGTCTACAACTTGGGCAGGGATTGCCTTGTAGATATCATCAAAGATGCTTACTACGTTGGTATCAGTGATGGCAGTTTCAACTACTCCATGATATGCTACGCTATTTGCATTTACAACAGATGCACCTGCGGCAGTAATCAAAGAAATCAAACCTTGAAACTTGTTGAGGTTTACGTCTACACTTGCAGTGTTACCTTGCCACAATGCTTTTTCAAGTTGTGAAGATATTTTCTCTGTTTTACGCTTAGAATATTCTTCTGCATAAATCATTGAATCATACATAGAACCTGCAGGAAGTGCTTTCTGCAAATACTTTGCTTCAAGGTCTTTCAAACACAATGCTTCGTTAACCTTGATTTTACCAACAGTCACAGTCCTTTGTGTGAATGAAGTCAGACCTGATGCGTTGAATCCGCAAGATGAACCATCTTGGAAGATTGCATCTGTGTCCATAATGTTGATGGTTTCGGCAGACTTAACACCTACCATCACGTTTCCTTGCTCTTTAATCAAAGAAGCAGTTTTGCTACCAAGTACAGAAGATGCAACAAGCAGTTGCTCGTTCTCTTTAGTATAGGCTGCCAATGTTCCTACTGAAAAACTCATTTTATTTAATTTTTATTGTTTGAGAAATTTTTACTTAATAGATTTTGCAAAATCAAGAAAGCGACTAATTTTATCTTCTTTCTTTTCAATGTGCTGATTAAACTTTTCTTTTGGTGCTTCAGTTGCATTTGCAGATGGTGTGTTCAAAAGTTGAACCAATACATCTGAAATATCACTCATGCCCTTGCTGAACTTTGCTTCTTGAGAGGCTAATTTGGCATCGTATGCCATCTTAATTTCATCAAGTTGCTTCTGCATTTCTTCAATCTTCTTCTTCATCATGTCCTCTTCTACCTTCTTAGATTCTACTGAAATCTCAACCTCAGGAACTTCAGGAAGTTCTACCTCAGGGACTTTGATTTCAGTGATGATAGAATTTTCATCAAGAAGAATAACTGAACCATCAGCAAGTTCATGTTCACCAGCAGGAGCAGGAACTTCGTTACCACCCTCGTCAACCAGTGTAACCTTACCACCGACTTCAAACTTATCAATCATAACCTTCGCTCCACTCTTCAGAGTATATTCCGCAAAAGACTGGAGAGGTTCAGCAGATGCCACAGGCAGTTGACCTGCGTCTGTGAACATTTGTTTAATCTTGTTAATTGCTTCCAAAGTTGTCATAATAACTTTTGGTAATAAATAGAAGGCATTAATCAATGTACCATATAAGAAAAAAGGCAAGATATAGAAATACCCTGCCTCAATCAAATGCTATGAAAAAATGCTACTTGACTTTAGATAGCACTTCAAGGACATTTTCCCAAAGTTGCTCAATCTTTTTATCTCCTGTCTTCTTGTAATTAAACTGACCCTCTACGGAGAACCCTCTGACATTTCCTGCCTTTATCTCTGCCCATACTTCAGGATTGTCTACCTTGAACGAACCGAACCAAGACCCATCAGGTACATCCTCAAATCCTTTCATCGGATAGATACCCCTCACTTTGTCGCTTATAAAAGATTCAAACATTGTCACACCTTCAACATACTGCCCTGAATCGTGCATCAAGTTTACATTTGCTTGATACCCTTTCTTAAAGTAGCGTTGTGCTATCTTTTTTATCGTTTCCTTTGTAAAGACTACATAATACTCCCCATTGTGGTCATTGCGATAAATTGGGGTATCTGCTAACATTAGCGGACCGCTTATGATTTGTTGCTCTTCATCTTGGATGACAAACTTTTGTTTATCAATCTCCTTCAGTTTATTACTTGCCCACTCCATCATGGAAGTGCCTCCCCATGCATCCCACATCAGACCACCGCATCCTTCTGAATATGGGACATCTTTATTCTGTTGATGCCTCTTGAATCCGCTAATCCTTGCAATTGTTTCCCTTGTAATCGGTTCACCCTTTGCGATTTGGTTAGCACGAATCTTACCAGTTGCCTCACCACAAGAACCCCATCCGTGCTTTTCTACCCAATCCAATGCCCTTTGTGCGTTATTCTTTGCACTTTCGGGATAGTCTGTGTAGGATTCCGCAAACTCATCTTCATTGAAGGCAAGGAAGGACCGCTCTATGGCAGGTCTGTCAACCAAACTTATTACGTCTACTTCCACATCATCTTCAAGGTCATTTGTGATTTCAAGATTAAATATTGGAATATTCTTTTCCATTGTTACTTTTTTTATTGTTTATGTTATCCAAGTCTTGCTGCTCGGTTTATTCTTACTATCTTTTCTTGTTGGTTAGTAATGTCAGATTCCACAACGTATGCCCTATTGGTAGCAGACCCAAGTTGATTGATACTTTGTTGGTCCAACCTTGTTACACTTGCCGTTTGAAATAGTGAATTAGGTGAAATAGGTGCAGCACCTCCTCCATCTGTTGATGGTGTTTTAGGTTGCTCAGATGACCCACTTTTGAACTTAGATATTGTACTTCCCACAATACCTGCAATCTGTGCAGCAGCGTTAATTTTTAAACCTGCTATCTTCTTAGCACCTATCGCACTTGCAATTGCAAAAGCAGGATTTGGAATACCTGGTGGAAGAATGGCAGGAATTGCAGCAGTTTGTGCAGCAACTTGAGTTATCGCAGAACTTGTTGAAGTAAATATCTTTCCTATTTCAATTGCCTTCTGTATGGCAAAAATTATGTTTGCTAACTTTTCATTCTCTCCAACCAATGATGCTAAAGTATTTAATCCTTGTACTGCAAGGTTTGTCTTTGCATCTTGCAACTCTTTAAACGCATCCCTATCGGATTGGTAAAGTTCTTTTAACTTAGTATAAAACTCAGTCTCTTTTTCTAATTTTTTAGTCTGTATCTCACTATCAGATGCAGCAATCTGAATCTCTATTTCACTTTTTTTCTGAGCAAAAGCAATTTCTGCCTCTGCCCTTGCAGCCGTTCCTGCTGCCGTGTTATTAATGTTAGTCTGTAACCTTATCAGTTCAAGTTCTGCCTCTTCTTCAAATATCTGCCTCTTTGCCTCTAACCTTTCTACCTCATCTTGTATGAGTTCAGCACTTGCTTTCCTTTGGTCTAACGCAATCTTGTTATTACTCTCACTGATTGACTTGTTTATGTCAACTTGCTCCCTAAGTAAGGAGTTTTGATTTACTAACTGTTCAGATGCAAAAGCGGTGTACTTTTCCTCTACATCTTTTTTCTCACCTTGTAGTCTTATTATTTCAGCATCAAGTTCAACTCTTTTGCCAGTTAATGCGATTTCATTATTTACTTTATCAATCCTTGTGTTTATTAAATCTAATTCCTGTTGCTTTCCTGTTTCTAATACTTTACCTAAATCTTTATTTGCCTTAATCCTTTCTTCAATATTTATTAACTCATTGTCTCTTGTTTGTCTTAACTTTTCCGCAGCAATTTCTGTTTCCTTTACTGCATTCAATAAAGATGCCTCCGCTAATACTGCATTATTTGTTGCCTTGGTAAGTGCTTTTGCTTGGTCTAACTTCTTAGAGAAGTAATCCCCTGCTGCATTTGTTAAGTCAGTAAGTGCAGTTGCAGTCTTATCAAAGGCATCATCTACCCCTGTTGCAACATCAAGCATCTCCTTTCCAAAGAGTTTTGCTGATTCTGCTGCTGCATCAAAGTCACCAGTGAATATGTTCTTTAATGTCTGCCCCAATAAACCGAATGCCTCAATAGCAGAATTAACTCTTTCAAGTAGGTTATTCTTGATTGCAGTTGCTAAATCAGTAACTAATTTTTTAGGATTCTCAAATATTTCCTTAAAGAAGTCAACTACCTTATCTGTATTGTCTACAAAGAAAGATATTAAATCAGAAAAAACTCCACTCAGGAAGTTCATTGATGTACTAAGTAAATCTGCTACCTTTTGATTCTTTCCAAGTACTTGCTGAAAGAACTCAAACCCCTTGTTAACTACATTGATGACTCCAAGAGTTTTGATTGCATTACCTATTGACCCGAATGCACCTGCTGCCTGTTTCGCCTCTTTACCTGCATCTTTAGCACTCTTACCTGCACTATCTATCTTTTTACCTAACTCATCAACGCTTTTACTCGCATTGCCTGAGTCTACCGATATCGTTATACCTACCTTCTCATTTGCCATCTAAATATAGTTTAATTCAATTACTTTAAGAAGTTCCACCTTTGTCACGTTAAAGTCCATAGGGTTATAATCCAAGACCTTATTCAACCTCCAAAGTGAACCATCAATATAAATCAGTTTACTAAAATCAAGATTGTAAATATCAATCTCATTCAATTTCAATGAACAGGTCAGTAACTTGCTATCTTTGTCAGTTATCTCTGCAATGTACTCGGACCAGTACCCATTGAACAGATTCGCAGCCGTGACAGATGTTGGATTATAGTAAACCTCTTTAGTTGCTCCCCAATTGATATCCGCTTGAGGATTATACGGGTCATCTAAATGCCCTGCATAACCATAATCGCCATAGGATGCTATCACGCTTCCCCCAATTCCGTTTATCATATTCCAAGAACTCACACTGCTAATCTTCTTTGCTTGAAGAATCCTGATAACAGAATCCATCTTATCTTCTTTGGTGTTCTCGTTGGATAGTTTGTAAATAGCAGGATATATCTTATCTGTTCCTGTTTTTCTGTAAAGCACAGTACCTGCAAAGATTATCTCTGTCGCATCCACCTCCTTTACAAACTCATTCTCACTATCATAAATGAAATCACCATACCCCTCATTAAACTTCTTGCGGTAATTCTCTGCATAGAAGTCATTGTCTTGCTTGTACTTGTAATCGTAATACCTTGCAGTAAACTCACTCATTGGTTTCAACCTCATTACACTTCCTCGGTCTACCTTATCGGTCCAATCAATTTGACTACCATCATAGAAGTCTATGAAAGGTTTAATGATTAGTTTCTTCTCTACAAGTTTGTCCTCATAGACATAAAGGTTGAACATCTTTACAATAGATGCAAAGAAGTCCTTCTGAAAGACCCCTTTAGGTATCGTGTTATTGATTACAATACTATCCCCATAGTTAACAGTAACCTCTGTTGGATTGCTTGAGATTACGCTAAAGTTTCCCGATTCAATATCTAAATCTGAGAAGTTGCCTACCAAATCAACATCTAAAGTATCAGTATTGACAAGGGTAACCAATGCAACACTGAGGTCAGCGTTGAAGTTGTAATTGCTCCCAGGGGTAGTGTAAGTAACACCCGAAATCGGTGTGCCATTCTTCCTGAGTTGTATAGTAAAGTCGCTTGATGGACTGATTGCATTTATCACCCCTGATATGTTCAAGGTAATGCTCCCTAAGAATGCCGTTGCTGAATTATAGGTAAAGTCGCTACCACTTCCCGTGATGGTGAAGTTTCCTGCATTAAGAATGTCAAATTCTACATTTCCACTGGCATTGATATAGTTTTTAACCTTTGCCGTTGCAAGTAAGTTAAGTGCAGTGCTTTTGGTTAATGTCTTCTGATTGTGAGGAATGACCAACCTATTCATCAATGCCGTACTAAGCAAAGGAAAGTCATAGGTATAACTTGACCCGTCAAGTATCTTTGTCAAGTATTCTTTTACATACAAAGCAGGTCTGAAGGCATCAAAGGAAAAGTCTACCTTGTTGGTTGATTCTACCCCATAGTCAATCAATGGGAAGTAAACACCAGTTCCACTAATATTGTCCCAACTATTTTGGATGTTGGTATAGTTCCAAGTAGTATCAGCAATACCAAAGTCTATGTCTTCAAGTTTCTTGTTTCCAAGTGCGTTAATGAATCCACCCAACTCACCAAAAACTGCAACCTCATATTCTATGCTCCTATCATCAATGATAATCTCAAGCAACCTTAAAACTCCCTTAAATATCTGAATCTTATCTACCAAGATAATACAAGGAACTGACTTGGTAGCATTGAAGTTGTAACCCACATTTGGTTGTCCTTCATTGTATAGATTGGCATTCCCGAACTCAAATATATTACCGAATAACTTATTATTTGTATCATTTCCAGGTAGTACTATTGTTTTACTAAATGAGGTGTTCCTTGTTGCAAAGTCTTGGATTTCATCAATCGCATAGGTAAACTCTGCGGAGATGTTTTTTGTAAGGTCAAGTCTGTAGTTATCTATGTAAATTTCAGTCCTCATCGGAATTGAGAATATTTTTTGTTCGCAATCTGCACATCAAGTTCAAGATTAAACATCTTGTCTGCAATCCTCTTCTTTTCTTCCCAATTGCTTGTCATAGTGACAATAGGATAGTAGTACCCACCTTGTTCAAAATAGACCTCAGGTGATTGGATTAACTCCCTCAACCAATTGTAATCAGTCACATTTAAATAATTACTTCGCAGTTTGTACATTGTTGTATGCTCCACAACATATTTAGTTGCACCAGGGTTGATTCTGTTATAATCATCATAGGACCGCATTGCAGTTGCAGAAGCATTGTACCTAAACTTACTACCTTCGTACTGCTTTGATTCCACATTCCTTGATTCCTTATTTACCAATCTAAAGTGCATGGTATCATACCCTCCTAACTGATTCAAGAAATGCAATGCTATCGGTGTGTAGTTAGGATTGCAAACAAGTTTAACCCTTACCTCATCCCCGAAACTTGTCCCATTGTGCAACTTGATTCCATAAGAGTAAGCAGTTGAAGGGATGACTGTTGAACCATACCAAGAATTAATGGCAGTTGGTGAGATGTCAAGCAGACTAAAAGATTCTTGTGGGTCTGTTGAGGTTGTTACTGCACTTCCGTTTGTAGTACCATTCTCGTTATATAATTGTACTGAAGGATACACATTTGTAGTGACTCCTGATGCGTACATATACCCAATGTGCAACTTATCCGTAAAGGCACATTCAACATTGCTCAAATCTCTATTGGTCAACCATTCATTGATGTATGACTTAAAATAGGTCGGAGATTGTGCAGGATTGTAAAAGTCGGGATAGTAGAAGTTGAATGCTACATAGGTCTGCTCAAGAAGATTTGTGTAAGTAGTTCCACCGTATTCCTCTCCGTATTTTATGGTATATTCCTTGTAAATGTTGTCAGTAGATGAACTGAAAAGGGTAGTGGCAGTATTGGGAGTAAAGTATGAAGAAGCATAGTTCCTCATAATGTTTCCTGCATTAAATATACCCTTGGTACTGGTCACATCAGGGAACTGCTTAATCCTTGCCACCAAGACCGCATCTACATAGACATCAAAGACATACTTAAAATTGGTTGATGCCTTATTTGTACTATCCACCACGAACCAAAGGTCATCGTGAAGGGATGCGTATTGTTCGGGTATGCTATTAACTGTTATTGCCATAATTACTTGTTGTCTTTGTTAATTAGCAGATTCCTTGATTTTATGACTACCGCAATGTCTGCCACCATTGCCTTGGCAATTGTCTGAGTAAACAAGTCCCCAAAGTATTCATTTACTGCATCATCAAAGAACCCTGTTCTCTTTAATCCTTGTTGCTTAATCTTCCTTGCTATAAGATAGGCGGTAGTTCTTCCCGTGTTTAAATCTGAGACTGATTTACGCTTCCTTTGCAGTCCTGAGGTATTATATTTTTGGTCTTCCCTTCTTGATGCACGGGCATTCCTTTTGACCCACTTCTGAATGGCATTTACCATCGGTCCATTCATCTTAGGGAAAGCAGATTGATATTTGTATGGTGAGTTAGGTTGCTTAGATATAAAACCCTGCACACCCTTATTGACATAATCATAGTACTTTGAGGCAGGATTGCTTGGGTCATAACCTACCTGCAATTCATACTTTGACTCTTTTCTTGTTAGTTCTCCACTGCTAATACCATCAATCAACCCACCTGTGTCTATGACATTTGCATTGGTTATGTTCTCTTTGACCTTCTCAATAAAGGCAAGAGCAAACTGAATGATAGCATCTTGAACGAATGTGAGTTCAGCAATTTCTGCATCTCCTTTACGTTCTAACTCTTTGACAATGGCATTAATTGTCCCATCGTTTACAAGTTCATTCTGTATCTGACTAATGCTTTTTGCCATTCTTTATGCTTTGCTCCCTATCAAGTTCTGCCTTTGCTTTAATGTAGGATAAATCATTTAGGAAGTTGATGGTTGATAATTTAAAGGATTGCTCAAGTGTAATCTTTTCATGCTCTGCAACCAACTTGCATTGGTAAATCCATCCATACTGTCGCATAAAACCTGAATTATCATCTCGGTGTGCCTCTCTGTCATCTTCATCTTCTTCGTGTCCTTTTTCAAATAATCCTGAGAAACTTTTATCCAAGTTCTGAATACAAGATAAAAAAAAACCACGCTACCCATTACATCGGCAATAGATGCAGTTAGTAAATCATCTGCATACACATCATGCTTACTTGCATCGTATTCCTCATCCTTCCACCCAAATATGGTAAATCTTTGAGGTATGACCATTGAGGCAGCAATCTTATGTATGTTACCTGCAAAGTCTCCTGAGAAGTATTTAGTCTCAATATACCTTGCTGCTTCCATGTCCTTAATATTGTAATTGCAACGATACCTCTTGCCCTTTACCTTTATGTAGTCAACCTTGTTAACTGGTACATCAGTTTTCAAAAACTCAATCTTTTTGGCAAGTTTGATGGTCTTGTTTAAAGGTAGGTTCATCACCTCGGTTTCTGTCTTGCCTGTGATTATGGAGATTACCTTTATTGATACAGTCTCTATGTCCTCATTGTCAGACTGACTAAATAAGTTCATTAATTGCTGCCATTGGAAGACTGTTACGTTGGACCAATTCATGTTAGTATATAGTTTAAATGTGGTTTAGTGTATAAGGTAATCTTAATCTACTCCCGAACAAGGTTATGAGGGAAGTTGGTCAGAACAGAAGTTGCCCCCTACCCCCAATAGGAAACAACTACTGACCATCTACTCCGTCA